GTTTTACGATTTTGATATGTGTACAATTTTAATGTGTACACATTGAAAAAAAGGCATTTGTACACATTTTGTACACATTAGGATTTAATGTGTACAATGAGATGTGTGTACAGATGCCTTTTTATTATAGTGTATTTAATATGTCCTTGTTGCGCTCACGCATGGTTTCTGTGACATGGGCGTATATATCAAGAGTGGTTGCTACATTTTTATGTCCCAGACGCTCTTGTACATATTTAACATCAGCTCCTTTGGCAAGTAAATTAGAAGCGTGTGTATGCCTGAGAGAATGGAAATCAAGCTCAGTGAAGCCAAGCTTGTGATGAATAACATTAAAACAGTGCATCATGGTTCTTGGCTGAATCCATGAGCCATCATCTCTTACAAGCACCATATGCATTGATTCGCCAGCCGGCTCATAAGTAAGTCTCTTAGAGTCATCTTCAAGTGTTTCACAGTAGATATAATTGTAGTATTCATTATAGTACTGTTCACATTCCTTTTCATGTTCGTACAGTCTTTTAAGTTCTGAAAGTGTTATATCATCAAGTTCTATGGTACGAAATGAATCATATTTAGGGTTTTCCAGATACCATTTATCATTATGGTTCTGTACCTGTCTGTTAATGCTTAATATTCCTTTATCAAAGTCTATATCATCCCACATAAGACCAAATATCTCACCTAGACGCATACCGCACCTATAAGCGAGCAGGAGCGGCATATGATATATATGTCCTTGTGCAAATGTTTTAAAGACAGTATCAAGCTGCTCATTAGTCCATACGACTCTTACTTTCTTCTTGGTTTTAACCTCTGCTTTTGCTCTTGGAAGCGGAAGAGAAATAGTTGCAGAAGGGTCATCATTAATAAATCTTGCAGTAGTCTTTGCGTAGGCAAATGACTTGGTAAGAATGCCCTTAACATTGCCGAGAGAGTTTCGCGACATTCCGGTATTAAAAAGATTATTTATAAGCTCCTGGAGAAGACTTGGCTCTATGTCTTTAAGATAATATGAACCAATAGCCGGCTTTATATATAAATCAATTTTCTTTTTATAAGTTGATGCTGTATTAGCCTTTAGATTAACCTTGCAGTAATTATCAATCCAGTAATCCATGTAATCAGATACAGAGATATTAGATGGAGTGAAGCTCTTGCCAGTCTGTTTATATTGTGTGTATGCTGCCATACCGGCTTCATATGCCTCAGATTGGTTCTTAAATCCGCTCTTGGTAATCCACTTCCTTTTGCCATCTACAGGTGCAGATTCGAAACGGTAAGCCCATAGATTGCCACGCTTATATGTAAGGACCTTAGATATTTTCTTTTTCATATTAATCATTCCTTTCTGTTTTGGGAAAGTTGCACCAGTGCAACAGTAAAAATGGGTATAAAAAATACACCTACTTGCAAAAGCGGTGTTCGGAATGATATAATACGGCTTGTCTAGGGCGATATTATATCATAGGCACAGCTTATGTAAGTATCGTGGTAAAAGCTCTTGTGTTGGTAGCACAGGGGCTTTTATTTAGTTATATCTTATTGTGTAATCTTTTTTTTCGATAATGCTTAGCATTATATTTTCTGGATTTCCTGTAATTATGCTTAACGATGAATTGATTATTGCAATATTCTAATGTGGCAGCAGCATTACTATCAGAGAATATTGAGGAACTAGGGAATAATTCATGATATTTTTCATAATCAATATTTCCATTAGCGTCTATAATTTGTGAAACTTTGTATTTGATATTGTGATTGGTAAGTTCAATATCATCATTAAAACCAATAGCATCAGTCAGATGCTGTATATCATTAGGGTACATCATAACATGTTGAGAAAAAGAACTATTAAGAATACTTATGACATTATTAAAAGGACATTTATAATTAAATAATGACAATAGGTTAACTAGCTTAGCTATTCCATATGTATTTTGCAATCCAGAAATATCATAATTTTCCTTTTTGAGCTCTTTAATAGCTTTTTTACCAACAGATACAGTGTTTTTAGGAATAAAAGAATACATACATTTTCCGTGTGCAGCCATATTTCTATAATCTAAGAAAAAAATAAGGGATTCCATAAATAAAGATTTTATTTCTTGGCGTTCAGCTATTGATTTTGAAACGCCATAAGCTAACATAATTAGTTCTGTTTTAACATCTGGTTTTAGTATTCGTACAAAGTTAAAAAGCGTACTCATATATACTTGCTTTAATAAAATCCAAGGTGGAACATTGTTATATTCTTTTAAGTGGTAATTTACAGGAGGTTTTGGATTGTCTATTACATATTGTAATTGCTTTAATATTTCGTTTTTACTCCAATGAGGATTTTTTGACTTAGTATTAATATAATTTTTTGAATCTAAATATCTTATATGCTTAGAAGAGTAATTCTTCGCTATAACATAAGATATTAAACTTCTCATATGTTCTTCTAAATCAACAAGAGCAATCATTATCATTTGTCTAAGGGTCTTGTCAAATTTAAAAAGAGAAAAAATCTGTTCGAATGAAACGCCAGGTTTAAATTCCTCATTATGGTTATCTAGTTTTATTACATAATTTTTCTTATATCCATTAATAACTTCATAATAGTCATATGTCATAAGAATATATTTTGCAAGTTTTTCATCATTAATGATTAATTTTCGTTCTTTTAGTAGCTCTATTTGTTGATCGATTGTTAAAAATTCTTGTGGGTTTTTATTCATATGCATTCTCCTAAAATGAAAATAGAGGACTTGAGATAATTATCTCAAGTCCTCTATTCACAGCCAAACAAGTTAGCCATATCTTCTTGAGATATATTAATCTATTATGAATTAAAAGTCAATAAATTTACTGACTCTGAATGTATAATTTCTAATACATTTTTTACACATTCATTTCAGGTACATTTTCAATTAATTGTAATAACTGGTCTTTTTCACTCATATTAATACCTCCATATACTATTGTCTCATTTTCAGACTTTCTCTATATTGTTCTGCATCTGGGATATCACATTCTTAATCCCCAGTTACTAGCAGACAATCTATTATATTGATATTGTGTTAATCTTATCGGAAGAGAGTTATATGCTTGGATTATTTGCTGATAATTAAAGCATGGACACAAACAATAAACAGAAGCATATGAGTCAATCCTCTTTTTTAGTTCCATTTGATTCAAAATATAATTATTTCCTACTCTTCGGTAGAATGACCACCAAGGATTATTAGCTGCACTTACTTGCAATCTGTGACAACCAAAAGGATTTTCGGTCATATAACTAGCACCATAACAAAAATGTGGGTCACCACTACGGCATTTATCACCATAACAATAATTCAACTTACCTATTATCTTTCTGTCAATGACTTTCCCGTTTATTATAGTAAAACTGGATTTCCATGTGCTAACCAATTCATATAAGCTTATAAAAGCGAGATATTCTTGTGGAGCACTCGAGTATATAGCCTGATGAAGAATGATTCCATTATCCGTTTGAGTATGATATTGCGGAGCCTGCTTGGCAAGAGTGACAGCTTTCATGTAATTTTCCGAAGAGGATTTTCCAAAGCAGATTGATATATACCAATCTGGGAAAACTATGTGAGCATCTTTTGTTTGCAGTGCATCCAAATTATTTGATATTGATGAAGAGCAGTCTGTTTTATCAGAATATGAAGGCGAATATTCTGTAGGCTCATTAATGGGTTGCTGTGATATTGTTGAATAATTCAAGTTGGCAACAAAATTTTTAATATCTTTTTGGACAGAAGGTATATTATATTGCATAACTAATGTATTATATATCTTTAATAGGTTGTTATCAGAAGAAGAAAAAACTATAAAAGAATTATCAATAAATTCTATAACGATGTATTTTAAAGAGAGAAATACATTATTTATTTCATGAGTAGAATAAATATATTTGTTTCCACCAAAGAAATCTATAAACAATTTATCTTCAAACATTCCAACATTACAAGTTATTTGGCGTTCATACTGAAGACCATTTATGTATGAGAGTGTAATATAAAATTTATTGTTAGTTAAAAATTTTGCAGCCTTTTTTAAAGATTTTAGCTCTTTCTTATCTATAAGCATATAAAGCATTCTCCCCCTTTTTAATGCTTAATTTATGTTGTGTGCATATATTTCAATCATATCAACATCTTTGCACTGTCTGTCATAATCTCCATTTTCAATGTGTGTTAATTCATGATGATATGATTTAAGATGTTGTTCTCGGTTTAGCCGAGAATTAAGCACGATTGTAAAAGAATCATCATTATTATTAACAGTGTATGCCTTTATTGTAGGAGGCATATCTGCGTAAATAACATTAGTAGTAATATTAATCATCCCCTTTATTTGACATTCTATCTATCATCTGCTTAACAAAGTCGATATCTTCTTTCTTAACCTTGCGAGAAGCGTCAAAGAGAACTTTGTATTCAGGATTCTCATACATAAACTGAGCCATATCTCTGGCATCATCATCAAGGTAATACCTATCGGGAATAACCTCAGTAGTAGGTTTTTTACCTAGTAAATAGTTCATATCAACATTAAATGTATCAGCAATTAGTTCCAAAGTTTCAAAATTTGGTTCTCTTTCGCCATTTTCATACATTCCAATAGCGCTTCTGGATACACCAAGTTTATCAGCCATTTGCTGTTGAGTAAGTCCACTTTGTTCTCTTATTTTTCTGAATATGTTAGGAAAATCACCCATATAATTCAACTCCTTATGTTACTTTAAATATATAATAACACGAATTGTGGAAAAATCAAGAAAAAATTCCACAAAATGTGTTGACACGATATGTGACAAGTGATATATTACAGTTGAGCCACAAAGTGTGGCATGAAAGGAGTGATAATTTGCAACCCAAGGAAATAGGCAACAGGTTAACAGTGTTAAGAGGAAATAAGCCACAGAGTGAAGTTGCGAAAGCAATAGGCATAAGTGATTCGGCTTTGTCTATGTATGAATGTGGCGAAAGAATCCCAAGAGATTCTATAAAGATTAAACTGGCACAGTATTATGGAAAGTCGGTTCAGTCTATTTTTTTTGATTAATAATGACACGATATGTGACATTATCTATACGAGGAGGTGAGAGAGTGAATTATACAGCAGTAGCGATAACAGCAATTATCTGCATAACAATATTGGTATTATGCCATGAACCTAAGAGGAAATAGATTAAGGAAAGGAGCAGGCTTATGAAGATAGCAACAATAAAGAGAGAGCCGGAGGATATGGTGTATACAGTGGAGGAAGTGGCAACAATCATGCGAGCTTCTAAACAGTATGTTTATACACTTATCAACGCAAATCAGATAAGGGTGCTTAAAATCCCTCATACAAGAATAAGAAAGTCAGAGCTTGAAAGATTCTTTAGGGATAACGAGGGAAAGGATTTAACGAATCCGAATGAACCAAAGGATATTGTAATTTAGGAAAGGAGGATAATATGCGGCGTGTAGGTTTAATAATATCTTACAACAAGAGAATTAATGAGAATCTTAGGAATGGTAACACGGAGCTGGCTGCCAGATGGTATACAAGGCTGAGATTGTTGGAGATATTCAGTTTTGTGCCGGAAGGAGCATACAGACTTCCAACTATATAAAAAGAGCTGCAGTGAGGCAACACCGCAACTCAGATAATAACTCAATGATAGTGTAGACCATTTTGGAGTAAAAAGCAATGTGGAATTATGAATGTAGTTACTGTGGTGCTCTTTTAGATCCTGGAGAAAAATGTGATTGCCAGGATAAGGAGGAAGAAAGACGCAGACAGTATATGGGTAATTTTAAGGAGTCCCGAAACGGGCAAATGGTATTTAATTTTGGAGGAAATAATGAGAACAACAAAGATTCAGATTCGAGACATACTGGGTATCAGGGAATTTAACATGAATGGTGAAAGCATAGAGCTTTCAGGCTCAAATGGTGTAGGTAAATCATCAGTACTTGATGCTATCAGATATGCATTAACTAATAAATCTGGGAGAGATGTAATTGTAAGACGCGGAGCTGTTGAAGGAGAAATTCTTATTGAGACGGACAGCGGATTATCTATTGATAGAAAGAGCCGTATTAATAGAGCGGATTACAAATCTATAAAGCAGAATGGGCGTGAAATAGGAAGCCCAGAAGCTTTTCTTAAGGAGATATTTACTCCTTTGCAGCTTAATCCAATAGAGTTTATGGCTATGGATAAGAAACAGCAGAATGCAATCATTTTGGATATGATTCAGTATGACTGGGATATGAACACTATTAAGCAGTGGTTTGGAGAGATACCGGCATGGGTTAATTATGACCAGAATATTCTTGCAGTTCTTAATGACATTCAGAGTGAAAATGGAGAGTATTACCAGAACAGAAGGAATATAGACAGAGACAGAAGAAATAAGATAGCGTTTATAGAAGATATAGGCAGGACACTTCCAGAAGGTTATGACGCTGAGAAGTGGAGAAATGCATCTGCTGGAGATATCTATAGACAGATAGAAAGTATTCAGCGTGATAATCAGCTTGTGGAGCGTGCCAAGCAGGTAATTGAGAACAAGAACAATAAAATCCGTAAGTTTGAGGCAGATAGAGAGATTGAAAAAGCTGCTATTGAAAGAGAGTTCAGTTCTCGTGATAAGCAGATAACAGAGGATATTACAAGACTTGAAGGACAGATTGTAAGTTTAAGGCAGGAACAGAGCAGTCTTGCATCTAAGAAGGCAGACAAGCTTGCTCTGGCAGATAAAACTTATGAGGCCTCCGTTGCTGAATATAACGCACAATGTGCTGAGTACAATGAGTATGTTGACAGAGATATAAGAGATACATCTGAACTTAGTAAACAGGCACAGGCTATTGAAGATATGAAAGCCCACATTAATGAGTATGACAGAATGGTAATGCTTCAGAATCAGGTAGATGATCTGGCAGAGCAGTCACAGATTCTAACAGATAAGATTGAGAAAGCGCGAACATTACCAGGAGAAATACTGGAGGAATGCAGCATACCAATTGAAGGGCTTTCAGTTGAAAATGGGATACCTCTTATTAATGGGCTTCCAATCAGTAATTTATCAGAGGGGGAAAAACTGGATTTATGCATTGATGTAGCTCTGCAGAAGCCGAATGGAATACAGCTTCTGCTTATAGATGGTGTGGAGAAGCTTTCTACAACACTTAGAAATCAGCTTTATAAGAAGTGCAAGGACAAGGGACTGCAGTTCATAGCAACAAGAACAACAGATGATACAGATTTAATGGTTACAGAATTATAGGAGGGTTAATTAATGGACAGTATGATACCGATGGGACAGCAGATGGCTGTTCCTAAAACATCACAGACAGAGATGATGATAAGCAGGCAGGCACAGGAAGTTCAGGGAGCAATAGTAATGGCTAAGAAGTTCCCAAGAGATGAATATGATGCAATGGAGAGAATCAAGAGAACGTGCCAGAGAGCAACTTTAGCAGAGCAGGCTATATATTCTTATCCAAGAGGTGGACAGACAGTTATGGGACCATCTATAAGGCTTGCAGAAGCTCTTGCTCAGAACTGGGGTAATATTGATTACGGAGTTATTGAACTTGAACAGAAGAATGGTTCTTCAGAGATGATGGCTTATGCTTGGGATCTGGAATCAAATACAAGAGTTACCAAGATATTTACAGTAGAGCATAAGAGAGACACTAGAAAGGGTACATATCAGCTTACAGACAGCAGAGATATTTATGAGGCAACAGCTAATTTTGGTGCAAGACGAATGAGAGCCTGCATTCTTGGAGTTATACCGGGAGATGTTGTTGATATGGCTGTTGGAGAGTGTAAAGAAACCGTTAGAAAAGGAATAGGAAAAGAGCCTATTAATGAAAGAGTAACCAAGCTTATTAATGCATTCAAGGTAGAATTTAAGGTAACAAGAGAACAGATAGAGAAGTATGCAGAGCGTAACTGTGCAGATTTCGGAGAAGATGAATTTATTAACCTTAAGGGAGTATATAAAGCCCTTAAGGATGGACAGGCTAAAGCGGAAGATTATTTCCCGGTAGAAGAGGAAGTTCCTAATCCTATGGGAGGTGCTGCAGAATGATATTGACAAGTGAAAATTATTACAGTACAGAAGCAGACAGAGAGTATTTAAGTGTATCTCAGTATAAGAATTTTGTTGGCTCGCTTGGTCGTCCTGGCTGCGAAGCCTATGCAATGGCTAAACTCAATGAAGAATGGGTTGAGAATATGGAAGATTCAGATGCCCTTATGGTTGGTTCTTATGTTGATGCACATTTTGAAGGAACGCTAGATGTATTCAAGGCACAACATCCATGTATGTTTAAGAAAGACGGTTCACTTATGGCTAAATATATTAAGGCCAATGAAATGATTAACAGATGTGAACGAGATGAGTTATTTATGGCATATATGAGCGGTGAAAAGCAGGTAATAATGACCGCTGATATGTTTGGTGCTAAATGGAAAATTAAGATTGACAGTTATATCAAGGATAAGTGTATTGTTGACCTTAAGACATGCCAGAGCATAACCAAGACATTCTATCATGCAGATGCAGGCAACATGAATTTTCTGCATGAGTGGGGATATTACCTTCAGGGAGCTGTATATCAGAAGGTTGTGGAAATTAATACAGGAAAGAAACTGCCGTTCTTTATAGCAGCAGTATCAAAGGAGAAAGAGCCGGATATACAGGTTATAGCATGTGAACAGTCTCTTCTTGATGAAGCTCTTGCAGAAGTTGAGAATAATGTGCCTAAGATACTGGCATTAAAGAATAATGACATAGATCCTGTAAGGTGTGAACACTGTGATTACTGCAAGCATACAAAGATACTTAAAGCTCCTATCTGGTCAAGTGATTTGATTGGGGAGGTATAGGATGAAAAGTGTTTTAACAAAATATAACGGATTCTGTATCTTTTGCGGTAAGCCTACACAGACAGAACATCATTTGTTATTCGGTATAGGAATCAGGGAACTTGCAGAAGAAGATGGAGTAAAGATACCTGTATGTGATGCTGAACATAATATGGCAGGTGGTACAAGGCAGATACATGATAACAGCATTGCTGAAAAGCTGAGTAAGATAGCAGGTCAGCTTGCATGGGAAAAAGAATATTATAGAAGTCTTTATGGGAATGAAGATGATCCTGCCAGAGAAGCTTTCAGAGAAAGATATGGAAGGTCTTATTTATAACTGCTGAATATATCACATTTTTCGCACAGCAGAATAAAACCAGTCTCCCGGTTGCATACTTACCGGGAGGCGGAAAGGAGAAAGATGTTCTATGCATTTACAATCAAAGGCACACTGCCGGGATTGAATGAATACCTTAAAGCGGAAAGATGTTTTCATAATGGACATTGTGACGGTAATGACATGAAACAGCAGTATCAGATGCTTATATCTAACGCAATAAGGCTTAAATTAAAGCGTACTCATATAAATAATCCAGTGAGGATTAAATATACCTTCTATGAGCCAAATAGAAAGCGTGACCTTGATAATATATCAGGTGTTGCACATAAGTTTATACAGGACGCACTTGTTAAGTGTAAGGTTCTGGATAATGATGGCTGGAACAATATAGTAGGTTTTGAAGACCACTTTTTCACAGACAAGCATAATCCACGAATAGAGGTGGTATTGGAAGAGGTGGTGCAGTGAGGACAGAACAGAGAATCGACTACATAAAACAACTGAACGGGTTTGAAAGGTGGCTCGAAAGTCATTACTTGCCGGGCTCAGCGCAGTTATTGTACTACAAATTACTTAGTATTAATAACATGGCTGGGTGGTGCGAGTGGATACAAGTAGATAACCAGCGAGTAATGTCTCGTTGTCAGATGTCAAGAGAGGCTACATTAGTCGAGAACAGGAACAGATTAATAGATGCAGGTCTTATAGAATTCCAAAGAGGTAAGAAAGGAAGTCCTAATAAATATAAAATTTGTACTTTCAAATCCGTAGGACAAAGCGTAGGAGAAACCGTAGTACAAACCGTAGGACAAAGCGTAGGAGAAACCGTAGTACAAACCGTAGGACAAAGCGTAGGAGAAACCGTAGTACAAACCGTAGGACAAAGCGTAGGAGAAACCGTAGTACAAACCGTAGGACAAAGCGTAGGAGAAACCGTAGCCATATATAAACATAAACATAAACAAAATAATATAGCGCCTGCGCGCGCAAAAAAATTTGCAAATTACGAACAGCGTCCGCCTAAGGACCCTGAATTTTATAATGCCCTGCTAGAGAACAACAGGGAGTAGGAGGATATATGATTGCAGAGATAATAAGCTTTATAGCCGGAGCAGCATTAGCGAGTGTTATCGTCGGATTCTGTAAAGCTGGAAAGGACAACTAATGACACAGGAAACATTATTGCAGATAGGAAAACTTGGACTTGCAATAGAAGATGGCGCAAATAGGGTATTGGATATGTACAGAGTCAAGGAAGAACTTACAGGGGAAGACTTATTCAAGGGGGAGCCAAGCGAAGACAGAAGCCATTACGCAGGGTATACAAAGCTGTACAAGCTCCCTGGCATGAAAGATATAGCAGATGATGCGGCTGAATATATCAAGAACCGCTTAAGTGAGGTAATTGAAGAACATTGTAAGTCTTTAGAAGTCTGTATTTCTGCATTAAGCGATGCAGTAACAGTAAAAGAGGACAAGCCGGATAGAAAGGCGAAGTCTCCCAGTAAAGAAGCGCAATGATGCTTTTGGGTTTTATTGTGCACAATGTGGTAAATATGTATCCACAATAACGGTAAGCAGAGAGACATGGGGCTACAAAAGAAATTGTAAATATTACTGCTCATATAAATGCATGAGGGCAGCAGAGAAATAAGAGTATCAGAAAGGAGCCTGGAACTCTGGCCAGAGTGATTCGTACGATGTTCCTTTCAGAAATGACATACAAAGAGTTTTTAGAAAGCAAGATAGAACTTGCACAGGATAGCGGATTTGAAGTAAATCCGACAGATATTAACAAAGCATTAAAGCCACATCAAAGGGATGCCGTAATATGGGCACTTAAAGGTGGAAGAAGAGCTTTGTTTGAAAGTTTTGGTTTAGGTAAAACCATACAGGAGATAGAATTCTGTAAACAGGTAATAGATCACGAGGGCGGAAGAGCTTTGATTGTTCTTCCACTTGGAGTAAAACAGGAATTTACACAGGACGCTGTGAATGTTCTTGGATATGATGCACCTGTTTATTGCAGAAGTATGGAAGAAGTAGAATCCTGTGACAGCAGTATTGTGCTTACCAACTATGAAAGAGTAAGAGATGGTGATATAAGACCAGATTATTTTGTTGCAACATCGCTGGATGAAGCAAGTGTTTTAAGGTCTTTTGGAAGCAAGACATACCAGACATTTCTTGATAAGTTCAAGAATGTTCCTTACAAGCTGGTAGCCACAGCAACGCCAAGTCCAAACAAATACAAAGAGCTTATACATTATGCCGGATATCTTGAGATAATGGATACAGGGCAGGCACTTACAAGATTCTTTCAGAGAGACAGCACTAAGGCTAATAATCTTACATTGTACCCGAATATGGAAGATGAATTCTGGTTGTGGGTTTCATCATGGGCGTTGTTCATAACGAAACCTTCAGATGTAAATCCGAAATATTCTGATGAGGGCTATGTGTTACCTCCACTTGATGTAAGGTGGCATGAGATACCAATACATTATGGAGATACATCTGATAAAACAGGACAAATGCAGTTATTTACAGAAGCGGCAGCAGGCTTGAAGGAAGCTGCAGAAGTAAAAAGAAACAGCATTGACCAGCGTGTTGAAAAAATGAAAGAGATTGTAGAGAGTTCGCCTGAGGAGCATTTCCTTTTGTGGCATGACTTAGAGTCTGAAAGAAAGGCAATTCTTAAGGCAATACCCGAAGTTGTAGATATATATGGCTCACAGGATTATGACATAAGGGAAAAGCGGGTTATTGATTTTGCGCAGGGAAGAATCAAGCTATTTGCAACAAAGAAATCAATATCGGGCTCAGGCTGTAACTTTCAGCGTTACTGCCACAGGGAGATATTCTTGGGGATTGATTATGAGTTTAATGATTTTATTCAGGCAGTACATAGATGTTACAGGTTCTTACAGACAGATACAGTTGTTATAGACATTATATACATGGAGAACGAAAGACAAATAAAAGAAGCACTGCTTGAGAAATGGAAGAATCATAATCACATGGTAAAAAAAATGACGGATATTGTAAAGAAATATGGTTTAAGTCCGGCATCTAAAATAAAGCGGTTAGAGAGAAAGATGGGAGTTGAGACAGTGAAAGTACAGGGAAAGCATTATACAGCGGTAAATGATGATTGTGTTGAAGAGTGCAGAAGAATTGAGAGTAATTCTGTAGGACTTATACACACATCCATTCCATTCGGAAACCATTATGAGTATAGCGCCAATTACAACGACTTCGGACACAATGAGAATACAGAAAAGTTTTTTGAGCAGATGGACTTCCTTACACCGGAGCTTTTAAGGATTCTTGAACCTGGCAGGGTAGCAGCCATCCATGTTAAAGACAGGGTATTATTTGGAAATGCTACAGGAACTGGAATGCCTACAATAGAGCCGTTTCATGCACAGTGTATAGAACACTACATGAAACACGGTTTTCAGTATTTTGGAATGATAACAGTTGTTACAGATGTGGTCAGGGAGAATAACCAGACATACCGCCTTGGATGGTCTGAACAGTGCAAAGACGGTTCAAAGATGGGGGTAGGCTGTCCAGAATATATACTTTTGTTCAGAAAACTTCCAACAGATAAATCTAATGCATATGCGGATGATCCTGTAAAGAAAACAAAGGAAGATTATACAAGGGCACAATGGCAGATAGATGCTCACGGATACTGGAGAAGTTCAGGCGACAGGCTTATAAGCAAAGATGAGCTTAAGGAATTTAGTGTTGATGATTTACAGAGAGTTTATAGGGAATACAGCCGTTCCAATGTATACAGCTATGAAGAACATGTGAAGCTTGCGGAAGAGTTAGATAAAAATGATAAGCTCCCAGCCACATTTATGGTTGTCGCTCCCGGTTCATGGAATAACCTTGACGTATGGGATGATATAAACAGAATGAGAACACTTAATACAACACAGAGCAGACGCAGGCAGCAGATGCATGTATGCCCACTACAGCTTGATATTGTTGAAAGAATCATTAACAGATACAGTAATGAAGGTGATATGGTTCTTGACCCGTTTGGAGGCTTAATGACAGTTCCAATGACGGCAGTAAAGATGAAAAGATACGGCTATGGAATAGAACTGAGCTGTGACTATTTCAGAGATGGTGTTGGATATCTTCAGGAAGCAGAAAATGAGATAGAAACACCTACACTGTTTGACTTTATGGGAAATTAAAATTAAATTTATTGTTTTTATAAAATTGAATGAAATTAGTAACATAAGTAAAATAAAAAGGAGATTTTAACATTATGAATACTTTAATAACGGTAAATGATGAAGCACAGACTGTGTCAGCGAGAGAACTTTACGATGCTCTTGAAATAAGCAAGAGATTTTCAGCTTGGTTTGATTCTAATTCTCAAGGATTTGTTGAAGGAGAAGATTTTACCAGTGTACTTAAAGGTACGGAGGTTCAAAACAATGGTGGAGTGCAAATAAGAGATTTGCAAGACTATAACATGACAGTTGATATGGCAAAACATATCTGCTTAATGAGTAGAACAGAAAAAGGGAAGAAGTGCCGTCAGTATCTGATTAATTTAGAAAAGGCATGGAATACACCAGAACAGGTTATGGCTAGAGCGCTGAAAGTAGCAAATAAGACAATTGATAGTCTAAAGGAAACGAATACTACACTCCTTATTGATTATCAGCGTATGAAACCCAAAGAAATATTCGCTGATGCAGTTTCGGCTAGTCATACATCAATATTAATCGGTGATTTAGCAAAGCTGATAAAACAGAATGGTGTTGATATGGGGCAGAAAAGGTTGTTTTTATGGCTACGTGAAAATGGATACTTAATAAAGAGGAATGGTTCAGATTACAATATGCCGACGCAGAAGAGCATGGATATGAACTTATTTGAGGTTAAAGAAAGTACAGTGAATAATCCAGATGGTTCAGTCCGTATAAACCGAACGACTAAAGTAACTGGAAAAGGGCAGCAGTATTTTATAAACAAGTTTTTGGCATGAAAAAAGAGAGGCGTTAACCTCTCTTAACCCAAGTAATGTCATAACCCATGATATCTGCTAATGCGAGACATTCACTATATTTGATTGTTCCACGAGTTAATTTGTTAGATATATTCTGTGTAGTTGTTGGTTCGTGAGTTTTATTATATTCAGATATGATATCTGTCAATGTCATACCGCTTTTGGCTATATATGACTTAATTTCATTACGAATATCATTACTCATATTAAACACCTCCTTTTAGAATACTATACATCATTATGTAAAATGTTTCAATAGAGTGTAAAAATATTTACTTAAGTGTTGACAATGTTTTGCTATAGTGTATAATGAAACTATAATAAAACAAAGGAGATGCTAATATGAATGATTTAGTAACATTTGGAATGTTAAAGAACTTGGTTGAAATGTCAGAAAATAATTTTAGGGAGTGTGTAGAATTCATAAACAATGCAGAAGTATCTGATGATACAAAAAGATTTTTTGAGATTCTTATTGCATTAGCAAGCCGGAAAAGACAAGAAAAAAGACAATCCCTCACAGCCTAGCCAGCACATAGGGATTGTCAAAACACAAGGAGTACCTTGTAATGACAGTATAAGGTACTCCTAAATAAAAATCAATAAAAATGAAGAAAAGACAGAGCAATTAAGGTTTGTCTAAGTATTGTTCTTTGACAATTAAATAATGACGGATATAATATAAATATAAGGAGGTATTAGCAGATGAAAGATGAATTTCTTGTTAGTGCAGAGAGAATCGTTAATGAAAACAGAGAAAAAATAAAGTATTTTTTGGAAAGTGAGTCTGTTTTATTTGATGATGAATTAGAAAATTGTGCAAGCTCACGAACTATATTAAGAAGAGTGCCTGAAGCAATAAGTAATATTTTTGGTATAAGTGATTCTATAGTTCAAAGAGCGGAGTTTGATGTGGGACGCGAATATAGAGGCGTTTTTTATAAAACGACAGATAATATATCATTGGATACAATAAAAGGCATAATGAAAACAAGATATGAATAAAAATATAAAGCCAGCCGTCATTATTTGAAGGCTGGTATTTTTTATTCAAAAAAAGGAAAATGAGAGGTGAAAGGGTGAGCAGAAGACGACATAAACACCTATGTGAGTATATCTGTTGTGAACAATGTTCTAAGAGTGTGGCATCAGACGGAACATATACATGTAACAATAAGACAGTTATAGAGAACTACATGCCAGCGGAAGATTACTTCTGGTGCGATGGAGAGATGTTTATTAGGAGGGAACATGAATAAAATTCCAAAAGGAATAGTTGATAAAATTGAGCAAAGAAACAAGCTCAATGAGGAAATTGCTGAATGGTGCAAGGAAAATCTTGATATGGATGGCATGAGTTCAGATTTTGCTGATATTACCAGTTATCATTCAGGTGAGGAACAGGGAGACGATAATTGCAAAGAATGGCGCGACCAACAATGTTTAGGCGAAGATTGGTATGCAGGACATTATTACTGGGAGACCGAATACAAGAAAAAATATCTCCATATGGAGTTTAACGTTTAATTAGACAGGAGGTAAGAAAATACATGAATTTAGAGAAGTGGAAGGAATGTTTTAAAAATCATAAAGCACAATTCACCGATTATGGGAATATCAAAATTCTTGATTTTAAAGAACCTGGGATATTTGAGTATAGAATCAGATTTCTTTTTGAGGAAGATTATTGTAGATTGCACATAAGTGGTGACTTGGGAGAACTTATAGCGACTAATTATCACAATATGATTTATGAAAAATTTTCTGACTTTACTAATAGCATTGGATATTTTGAATCAAAGATAGATTGTCATAACAGACCTATATATGTGTATGATCAGGATAAAGCAAGAGAAGAATTAATGCAAAGGGCAACAGATGATGGAGATTGGCTAGATATATCTGAAAGATATGATTATGAGGATGATGAAGAATTAAGATTAGAATACATTATCGATGATATTCTTGAAGATTTTAGTGATGCAACGGGTATAAGTAGTAATGGACGTGAGGCATTAGGCGAGATTGTTCCAAACGAGTGGGAGTTTTCAGATGATATAGGAAAGACGGAAACAGGAATATTAGAATTATATATGTTAGCATTCAAGCTAGCACAGGAGCAGTTAAAGAATAAGGACAGTAAATTAAAGGCAGGTGATTCATAATGCTAATATTGCCAATCAAGAAAAAGTGGTTCGATATGATTCTTTCAGGCGAGAAGAAAGAAGAGTATCGGGATATAAAAGAATACTATGAGACAAGATTTCAGAATCTGTTCGGAGCAATAACTATATATCCATCAAGTTTCTTTTCAGATAGAAGCAAATATGAACTGTTGCAAGGAGAGGCAGTACCAGAGAAGATAAGGAAAGACAGTGTTCAGGAGATTATTTTCCGTAATGGATATAGCAAGGATTCTAAAGCAATAAAAGCAAGATGCAGATTAAGGATTGGAAAAGGGAGACCACAGTGGGGAGCTACGCCAGACAAACAGTATTATATTTTGGAAATCTTGGATAAGGAAAAACTGACAGCAGATGAGACTATATTACAGAAGGCAGGTGATTCGTGAGTGACTAAAGAAAATGAGGATAAAAAGAAATGGTTAAAAAGATATCGTAGAACCAAAAGGAATCTGATAGTAACCGAACTTGCAGTAAAGGAATTGAAAGCAGCACAGATAATGGGAGCAAAGGGCAATGATGGAATGCCTAAAGGGAAAAATAACAGTTCCGATTTAAGTGATTATATAGTAAAACTGGAAGATAAAGAAAAGGAATATGAGAAAGCCAAAGAAAGTTACATTAAAATTTGTGATGAAATAATAAGTGCTATATATCTACTGCCAGATAGCAGGCAGCAGATGGTTTTGATATATAGATATATCACATCAGATAACAATGATTGGTCAGAAGTATTAATAAAAATGAGAGAAGCAGGGGAAGCGTATTCAATGCGACAGATATATAATATACATGGCGAAGCACTTAGAAATCTAAAAATATCTTAGAAATTTAGAATAATAAGCTTGACATATGGTACACCATATGATAATATATACTTGTAAGGAGGTGATACATATGTCAGACAAAAAAGAAAAGTCCGAAGACGCATTAAAGACTTGGCTGGTCGGTGCATCAACGGACTTGGTTATCGGAATAATACTTCTTATTCTCGATAAGCTTCTAAGTTAGCTTAGAAAACAAGGAATGGGGCGAAAGCCCTGTTCCACTTAATAATATAACATAGTTTCAAGAAAGGAGCAAATGTATGTTAGGTAAGTTAGGAATATTTTTTATAGCGATAGGAATAGCAAAGATGATTATATACACAGTAAAGAAAGTGAGGAGCAATAGATGCCAGTAGGAGAGCCTAATAAGCAGACAATAGCATCTGCCAAGTATCAGAAGAAAGCAGGGTATGTATCTAAGTCATATAAGCTTAAGAAAGATATAGTCGAAGCATTTGCTGACAAATGCAAAGAGAACGGAGAGAGTCAGGCGGAAGTTATAACAAGGCTTATGAATGAATACATAAGTAAAAAGCGCTAAGCTGTTATTTGACCAGTTAATAACCACCAGTCAAAGGATTGGTGGTTATTTTCATAGTCATTTGCACTGGTGCAACATAATTTGTTACTAAACAAAATTAACGATTGTAAAAAATTATATTTTACTGGAGAAGAAATATGATGAAAATATGTTGACTTAAAACCTAAGCTGATTGACAATGTTGTTGTCATGAAAAAAGGAGTTGACTTTTAGGTGTGACACAAATATAATAAATGCGTGACAAAAAAGGAGGTGAAACAATGTCACCAGTTGGTAGACCCAAAGCTGATAATCCTAAATCAAACAGGTTTAGTATTCGTTTAGACAATATAACAGAAAAAAGATTGGAAGAATATTGTGATGAGCATCATATAACGAAAGGCGAAGCAATAAGACGCGGGATATATCTTCTTTTGGAACAAAAAGAAAAGTAGTAGTTGCTTTAGTTTGGCGACCAACAACTACTACTTCTAACACCAGAGGTTTCCCGCTGATAAATATATCATATCATTCTGGGAAACTTCTTTCAAGAAGATTTGAAAGGGGAATTTTAAAAATGCAATTACCACAAATTACAGAAGTAAATGGAATGAGAGTATTAACAACCAAACAATTGGCAGAGATGTATGAAGTCGATTCAAAGATAATTCAGTATAATTTTAGATATAATAAGAATAAATATATTGTCAATAAACATTATATTGAAATTACAGGAGACGAATTAAGACAGTTAAAAACAAGGAGTGAATTTCAATCCTCCCTTAAATATGTAAAGGCGTTGTATCTTTGGACAGAAAAAGGAGCACTTCTTCATGCTAAGTCCCTTAACACAAATAAAGCGTGGCAGGTGTATGACTATTTGGTAGACTTTTATTTTAGAGTTAAAGAAACAGATATAGGGGAACAGAAACCAGATAATGTGGTTTATAATACCAAGATTGCAAATCCAATTAAAGTATTCAAGACGCTGATTAGAGTTGCAGAAGACAACGGATTTGTTGTAAAGACATGTGAATTTCAGTCTACCTTGAGTAGAATAAAAGGTAATAAGATAGGCTTAAGAAATAATTTGACACTTGAACAGATTGATTATGAGCTTGCATATATTTTGGCACATGCGTTCATACATAGAGATGCAGGAGATGTGATAAGTAGTTTTGATTGTAAAATATATAATCAAAGAGCGGAATGGGCAGCAGATATGATTATCAAGATATTAAATGCAGCGTAATTGTGAAAGTTGCACCGGTACAACAATATACTGGCAGCAGGCAAAAGATTGCAGTGAATTGCAGTTTTAAATGTGATATTATGTATTTATAAAAGATTGCAGTAAATTGCAGTTTTAAATGTGTTATAGTATAAACTACAGAAAGAGCAAGGGAATCTTAAACGGATTCCCTTTTTGTTTGCAATGGAATTTGATTACAACAGTAAGAGATGGAAACAGAAGAGAGCCAGAATATTAAGGCGGGACAAGTATATGTGTGTTGAATGCAGAAAGTATGGGCGACAGAGAGAAGCGGTCACGGTTCATCATATTAAGCATGTTGATGAATATCCAGAGCTTGCTTATATAGATTCTAACCTTGAGAGCTTGTGCAATGCATGTCACAATAAGATGCACCCTGAAAAGGGCGGACATAAAGCATAGCCCCCCCTGTTTAAATGAAAAATTTTTAAGCCGTCTGGGACCGGGGAGGGGAACTCTTTCCAACTCTGCAAAAAATATCAGGGAGGGGGGAATGCCAAAATGGAGTCTGAAAAATGGAGAAGAAAAATCAAGGACAATCTCAAGAAATTAGGCACTTATGACGCTGCTTATAACTCTGTCATAAATACTCTGGCAGATACCCTGGAACAGCGCGATAAAGTTTACGGAAATTATAAGAAAAATGACGAAGACATGATTGTTGAGTATACCAATAAAGCAGGCAAGACAAACATGGTAACAAATCCTAAGATTGTACTATGGAATGAGCTTAACAAGACAGCGTTGTCGTATTGGAAGGAACTTGGATTGACACCTTCCAGCTTAAAGAAGATTGGAGGGGCAAGACCAGAGGAGAAGCCGACAGGTCTTGCAGCAGCACTTGCTTCAATTGAAAGCTAAGAACTGGAGTACAGTAATTGAATATGCAGAATCAATACGAGATGGAAAGAAAGTAGCCTGTTTGGAACTTAAGCAGGCAGTAGACAGATTCTTTCGTGATCTGGACAATCCAGAATATGAAGTCAATCCCAAAGCGCCAGAGTTCTGCATACAGATAATTGAAAAAACAATAAAGCATCAGCAAGGAGAGCGTATTGATGGAACACCATTGAGAGGCACTCCTTTTTTGTTGGAGTCATTTCATAAATTTATAATATATAACCTTGTTGGTTTTTATCACAAGGGTACAGGTATTGTAAGATTTCATGAGGCTCTTATATTTATACCGCGAAAGAACATTAAGACATCTTTTGCGGCTGCATTAGCATGGGCATTGTCATTATGGTATAGACGTTCAGGGTCAAAGGTTTATATTGCTTCAGCGGCACTAATGCAGTCGCTGGAAAGCTTTAATTTCCTTGATTACAACGTAACAGCAATGGGGGAAAAGAAAGTAAGAGGAAAGAAAGGGGGAAGCGTAAATGTTATTGATAACAACAATGAGCACAGTATGGAAGCCACCCTCCCGGATGGGAGCTTTTATATAAGAGCGTTAGCAGCAAATCCGGATGCACAGGATTCTCTTAATTGCAATATTGCAATAGTTGATGAAATACATGCTTTAAAAAAGCCAAAGCAATATAATCTTTTCAAAGAAGCCATGAAAGCATATACCAATAAGCTGATTATAGGTATCTCAACGGCAGGAGATAATGAGAATTCATTTTTGGGAAACAGATTGAAATATTGCAGAAAAGTGTTAGATGGGACAGTTAAAGATGAACAGTACTTTATATTTATGTGCTGTGCTAATCCTGATGAGAATGGCGATATTGATTATACGAATCCGGAAGTTCATGAAATGGCCAATCCTGCTTACGGTGTTTCAATCCGTCCTGAAGAACTGCTGAATGATTCATTACAGGCACAAAATGATCCACAGCAGAGAAAGGATTTCTTTGCAAAGTCATTAAATGTATATACATCTGCTATTAAAGCATATTTTGACATTGAAGAATTTAGAAGGTCCGATTCTAAGTACAGTTGGACACTTGAACAGTTGGCAAAGCTCCCAATAAAATGGTATGGTGGCGCAGACCTGTCAAAGATGCACGATCTTACGGCTGCATCGTTATATGGTAATTATAACGGGACAGACATAATAATACCTCATGCATGGTTTCCTGTTACAGCAGCATATAAAAAAGCGGATGAGGATAATATTCCTCTGTTTGGCTGGAAAGATAATGGTTGGCTAGATATGTGCAACAGTGCAACGGTCAATCATGCAGATATAGTTAATTGGTTTATAAGCATGAGAAAGAAAGGATTCAAGATTATTGAAGTAGGACATGATAGAAAATTCTGTAGGGAATATTTTATAGGTATGAAAAGAGCAGGATTTAAGATTGTTGACCAGCCACAGTACTTTTACAAGAAATCAGAAGGCTTCAGGCATATTGAAAAAGCCGTTAAAGACGGTAGATTGTATTATCTTCACTCTGAAGCTTATGAATATTGCGTTGAAAATGTGAGCGCAATAGAAAAAACAGATGACATGATTCAATACGATAAGGTTCAGCCGGAGCACCGAATAGATATATTCGATTGTTCAGTTTTTGCATGTATAAGGTATTTGGAAAATCTGGAAAAATCCAGCATTGCGTCAGGCTGGTTTGGAGGAAGTAAAAAGTGAGTAAAAGAAGAAAGAAACAAAATGTAAAAAGAGATGCTTCAGTTGGATTCCTTCTTTCTGGAGATGCATATACGACGCTATGTGGTGATGGATATACTCCATTAAACAAAAATCCGGAAGTAGTGACAGCATGTGGAGTAATAGCAGAACTGATTGCGTCAATGACAATTTATCTGATGTGTAATACAGACAATGGCGACATAAGGATTAAGAATGAATTAAGCAGGAAGCTTGACATTAACCCTAACAGATTCATGACGAGACATACATGGGTAAAGTGGATTGTAATGAATATGTTGCTTGGCGGAAAAGGGAATGCAGTTGTATATCCTACAACGGACGATGGCATATTAGGAGACATGATATTAATTCCGCCAAGTCAGACATCATTTCTGCAGGATGGATATGGATATCAGATAGGGATAAATGGACGATATTATGATCCTGATAATGTACTGCATTTCGTATATAACCCGGATGAAAATTATCCATGGAAAGGCCGTGGGATAACGGTTGAGCTTAAAGATGTAGCCCAGAATCTTAAACAGGCATCAGACACAAAGAATGCATTTATGTCAAATAAGTTTCAACCAAGCCTGATTGTTAAAGTAGATGCCTCTGTAGAGGAGTTCCAGTCGCCAGAAGGCAGAGAAAAGTTATTAGAGGATTACACAGCGGGGGTAGAACAGGGAAGGCCTTGGATGCTGCCTGGAGAAATGATTGATATAAAAGAGATAAGACCATTGACTCTAGGAGATTTAGCATTAAACGATTCTGTTGTTCTTGATAAAAAGACGGTTGCATCTATTGTTGGAATACCAGCATTTCTTTTAGGTGTAGGAAATTACAATAAAGACGAATATAACAATTTTATATCGCGGAAAATAAAGGCAATTGCAGAAGAAATTGAACAGGAATTAACTAGAAAATTGCTGATAAGTCCTAACTGGTATTGGAAATTCAATGTCCAGAGCCTTTATGCGTATGATATTAAAACAATCAGTGATGTATACAGCAATCTCTATGTAAGAGGTCTGTTTACGGGAAATGAGGTAAGAGATAAGCTTGGAGCATCTCCTATGGAGGGACTTGATGAACTTGTCTTATTAGAAAATTATATACCACTGGATAAGATAGGAGACCAGAAAAAACTTATACAGGAAGGAGATACGGATGGAAATTAAAGATACAGGAATGCAGATTCGCTCTGCAGAAAGCAAATTTAATACGAGGGAAGACGGAGAAGACCTTTACATTGAAGGATACTTCGCCGTTTTTAATAGCAACTACGAATTATGGCAGGGAGCAACGGAATCTATTGATTCTCACGCTTTCGACAATGCGCTTGGTGATGATATCCGGGCATTAGTTGACCATGACACGCACTTAGTACTTGCAAGGAATAAAGCAGGCACACTTGAATTGAAAATTGATTCGCGCGGATTATGGGGAAAAATCAGAATTAATCCGAAAGATTCTGATGCAATGAACCTGTATGAAAGAGTGAAGCGTGGAGATGTTGACCAGTGTTCTTTTGGATTTGACATTCTTGACCAGGAAACCGAGTACCGGGAAGATGGAACAGTTCATTGGACAATTAAGAGCGTAAAGCTGTATGAAGTATCAGTATGCACATTCCCGGCATATGAGGACACTTCGGTGTCAGCTCGTAAGAAGGATTACGAGGATATCAAAAGGAGATGGTCAGAATTGTGGAAAACACAGATGACTGCACGAATTAAAGGAGGAAAATAATGGCATTAAAGGCATTAATGCTTCGTAAGAAGCTCACAGACGCAAAGAAGGCTCTTGATGAAGCAAGAGCGAAGACAGCCACTTTTGAGACTAGAGAAGCAGAGCTTGAACAGGCTATAAGTGAAGCTGAAACTGATGAGGAAAAGCAGGCTGTAGAAGAGGAAGTTGAAAAGTTTGAAACAGAGAAGAAGGAACATGATGAAGAGGTTTCTAAGTTGGAAAGCGATGTAGCTGCTATAGAAAAAGATCTTGCAGATACAGAGGCTGAACAGCCAAAACCAGCGGCAAAGCCAGAAGAGAGAGGAGAAAGAAAGACAATGACAACAAGAAAATTCTATGGAATGGATATGCAGGAAAGAGACAGGTTCTTCGCCGATGATGGAGTTAAGAATTTCCTTGGCGAAATCAGATCATGTATCAAGGAAAAGAGAGCATTAACCAATGTTGGATTAACAGTACCAGAGGTAATGCTTCCACTTATCAGGACTAAGGTAGAGGAAACATCTAAGCTTGTCGGAAGGGTAAATCTTGCTACAGTGAGTGGTAAAGCAAGGACAAGAATCATTGGCACAATACCGGAAGCAATATGGACAGAAATGGTTGGAACACTTAATGAACTTGATCTTAAGTTTTACGATGACGAAGTTGATGGCTATAAGGTGGGAGGATTTATTCCAGTGCCTAATTCTATACTTGAAGATAATGATGTAGACCTTGCTTCTACTATCATTGATGCATTAGGTAAGGCAATTGGAAAAGCACTTGATAAAGCTATTGTGTATGGAACAGGAACAAAGATGCCATTAGGTATAGTTACAAGATTAGCACAGGCTGCACAGCCTGAAACATATAGCGCAACAGCAAGACCATGGGCTGATTTACATGAATCACATATAATTACAGGAACAGGTGCTACAGGACTTAATCTTTTTAAAGAAATACTCACTAATTCAGGTGTAATTGAAAATGATTACATTGAAGATGGTCTGTCATGGCTGATGAATAAGAAAACACATGATAAGGTGAAGATTCAGTCCATTGATAAGAATACTAATGCTCTTATTGTTGCTGGTATGAACAATACGATGCCACTTATCAATGGAGATATCATTGAACTTTCATTTATTCCAGATGACAATATTGTATTTGGATATTTACCAGCATATTTACTTGCACAGAGAGCAGGCACAGAAATAAGCCAGTCAGAGCATGTAAGATTCATTCAGGACCAGACTGTATTTAAAGGAACTGCGAGATATGATGGAAGGCCTGCAATTGCTGAGGCATTTGGTGTACTCACAATTTCATCAGCTGCACCGACAACAACGGTAACATTTCCAACAGATAAAGCTAAATAAGAGAGGTGATAAGCTTTGGACAACGCAAGCATATTGGAAATCATGAAACAGGATATAGGCATATCAGTTGAACTTCCACCAGAAAGAGAAGTATTTTTGACTAATTATATTGAGTTGGCCAGAGCTGCCATCGCAAGGGAAGGCATAACCGTTCTTGATAATATTGAGGACGGTATGCTTGTTGAAATGTATGCATCATATCTGTACCGAAACAGGAAAGAGGATAAACCTATGCCGAGAATGCTAAGGCTGGCACTTAATAACAGAAAATTAAGCAGGAAGGAGTTAAGTGATGGAGGGATATCTTGAACTTGTAACGCCTGTATATGAAAATGATGAACTGAACCAAAGCATTAAGACAGGAGAAAAGGTTGATTCTGTATGGGTTGAAGAAATATCTGTTACACGGAGTGAGTTCTATAATGCCGGTAATAGCGGGCATAAAGCACAGTTAGCATTTACGACAGCCTCAGCAAACTATAGCGGTCAGAGTGAATGCAGATTTTGCAAGAAAGCATACAGCATATATCGTACATATAAGTCTGATAATGAGACGATTGAACTTTATCTTGAAGAAAAGGTGGGAATAATGTGAAGATAGGAATAGATAGTTTGTCAGAAACCGTAGCACAGGAATTAAGCAATTATTCAAGAGAAGTAAATAAGGCTCTGCGAGATGAGGTGAAAACAACAACTAAGCAATGTGTTAAAGATATCAGGGAGGCTGCTCCAGAGGATACGGGAGCATATAAGAAGAGCTGGACATCAAAGGTTCAATATGAAAGTGAAGATGATATCCGGACAGTTGTATATGCAAAGGGAACAGGAGCAAGCTTAACGCATCTTCTTGAAAATGGACATGCGAAGGTTGGCGGTGGAAGAGTGAAAGCATATCCACATATTGCTCCGGCGGAAGAAAAAGCAAGCGAAAGCTTGTTTAACAGAGTGAAGGTGAGATTAGGAAAATGACGCTTGGAGATTTGATAAAAATATTAAGCACAACAAGTATTACAACAACATACAGAGCGTTTGAAGAAGGGAAGTCGCCAGGGCTTCCCTTTATATGTATGGTTGATGCAGATACAGATAATTTTTTTGCAGATGGAAAAGTATTTCATGAAATTCATGCAGTTAATATTGAGCTGTATACGAAGAGTAAAGATATAGAAACGGAAAACAAAGTAAAAAAGGCACTTAATGATAACGAGATACCATGGCAGCAGACGGAGGTATACATTGAATCAGAAAAGTGTTATGAGCAAATATTTAGTATGGAGGTATGATATGGGAAAGAATAAGGTTAAGTACAATCTTAAAAATGTACATATTGCAGTAAAAAAGGCATCTGGGACATATGACACACCATTTGAGTTACCCGGAGCGGTAAATATGTCACTTAGTCCACAGGGAGGACTTGAACCATTTTATGCGGATGGTATCAAGTATTCTGTCAGTTCGACTAATAATGGATATGAAGGAGATCTTGAGATTGCTCTTGTTACGGATGAATTCAGAACACAGATATTTAAAGAGTACACAGATAACAATAAAGTTATGTTTGAAGATGCAGATGCACCGACAGTAGAATTTGCGCTCGGCTGTCAGATCGATGGAGATGCAAAAGAAACAATGTTTTGGTTTTATGGCTGTACAGCAACAAGACCGAATGTTGATGCACAGACCAATGAGGATAAGAAAACACCGCAGACGGATAAGCTCACAATATCTGTTGCCGGTGATGATTTTACTGTTGGTGGAAAGAAGAAACGACTGGTAAGAGCCAAGTCAACAGAGGAAACCACTACTTCACTGGAAACATGGTTTGAAAATGTTGTTTCACCGGTTGAAGCTGCATAAGGAGAATAATTATGGCAACAAAAAGAAATATAGAAATTGGTGGTATAGTATGCCACTTTAGAAGCTCAGCAGCAGTACCAAGAATATATCGACTGATGTTTTCAAGGGATTTGTTTAAAGACATGTCAAAGCTGGCAGATGAATTGGATAAATCAAACAGACTGGAAGAGAAAGAAAAGAAAAAGGCTGAAGCAGAGGGCAGGGCTTATGTTAAGTCAAGCGCTCTGCCTCTTTCATCTTTGGAAATGTTTGAGAACATCGCATATGTTATGGCTAAACATGGAGACCCGTCACAGCCAGATAATATAGAGGAGTGGCTGGATCAATTTGAAATGTTTGATATTTATGAGATTTTACCTCAGATATTAGACATGTGGAAAATTGAAACACATCAGGAATCAGAACCAAAAAAAGTGTAGGCGAGATTGACAGAGAACTTAATACTCCTTTGTATTTGCTTAGGGTTGTTCAGTTAGGGATATCAATATCAGATTTAGAGCTGTTAAGCATAGGATTGGTGAATGATATGTTTATTGAATATAACAACGATGATTGTGAGTATGCAAGAAAAGCAACGCAGGAGGATATAGACGCTTTATAGGAGACAAGTATGGCTGGAACAAAAATAAGAGGAATAACAATAGAGATTGGCGGCGATACATCAGGTCTTAATAAAGCACTTGGTTCGGTTAATTCGCAGATAAAAAGCACCCAATCTCAGTTAAAAGATGTTGAGAGATTATTAAAATTAGATCCAAGTAATACAGAACTTCTTACACAGAAGCATAAACTTCTTAAAGAGGCTGTTACAGAGACTAAGGATAAACTTAAGACATTAAAAGAAACACAGGATAAAATAGATAGTGGCAAGGTTACTACATCGAAAGAAGCTTATGATGCCTTAAAAAGGGAAATAGTGAGTTGTGAAACGAGTTTGAAAGACTTGGAGAAACAAGCGGCACAGAGCAATGTCAGTTTAGTAAAAGCGGGACAGGCATTTGATGGTATAAGCCAAAAGACAAGCGGTGTTGGCAAAAATATGTCGAAATTAACAGCTACTGTTGCAGGAGTAGGAGCTGCAGGAATAGGTGCGGCAATGTCGCTGGATGATGGATATGATACGATTATTACAAAAACAGGCGCAACAGGAAAGGCACTGCAAGAACTGAATGATGTCGCTGATGATATATATAGCTCAATGGCTGTATCAATGGAGGATGTGGGAATAGCAGTTGGTGAAGTTAATACAAGATTTCAGGCAACTGGAAAACAACTTCAGGATTTATCAGAGGAATTTTTAAAATTTGCACAAATTAATGGAACAGATCTGAATACTTCTATAGATACAACTGATGCAATAATGACCAAGTTTGGTATTGACACATCAAGAACATCTAATGTTTTGGGCCTATTTACTAAAGTTGGTCAAGATACGGGAATATCAATGGATACATTGCTAAACAGTCTGCAAACAAATGGTGCATCATTGCAGGAGCTAGGCTTTAGCCTTACGCAGTCTACCATGTTACTTGCTCAGATGGAAGCAAGTGGTGTGGATACAACAATTGGTATAACATCACTAAAGAAGGCTGTTACTAATCTTACTGACAGCGGGAAACCATTAAATACAGCATTGTCAGAAGTTATATCATCAATAAAAAATGCAAAAAGTGATACAGAAGCATTAAATATTGCGTCATCAACATTTGGAAGTAAAGGTGCTGCTGAAATGTCGAAAGCTATAAGAGATGGAAGGTTAGATATAAACGATTTGGCAGCATCATTGCAAAGCTATGGTTCTGTAGTATCAGAAACATTTGAAGAAACACAAGACCCATGGGACGAGGCAACAATTGCCACTAATAATCTCAAACTTGCCGGAGCAGATTTAGGTTCAACTTTATTGGAAACATTAACACCTAAAATAAATAGTACGGTTGAAGCAATTAAAAATTTTGCACAATGGTTCAGAAGCTTATCAGATGAACAAAAAAACATCATATTGATAATTGTCACATTAGTGGCAGCAATAGGACCGCTTTTTATATTTATTGGTAAAATGGCTAGTGGAGTCTCGGCAATAATAAAAGTTGTTCAGGTACTGATACCTATAGTGAGCTCTTTAAATGCTGTATTAGCTGCGAATCCTATAATATTAATAATTACAGGAATTACAGCTCTGATAGTTGCAATTGTACTTTTGTATAATAAATGCGAGTGGTTTAGAGATGGTGTTAATGCTGTCGTAGGAACAATAGTAGATTTTGCAAAAGAAGTGTGGGATAAGATAAGCACATTTTTTACTGAAACTATTCCAAATGCTTTTGACGCTGTAATATCTTGGTTTAAAGATAACTGGCAAGGTCTTTTGCTCCTTTTAGTGAATCCGTTCGCCGGAGCTTTTAAACTATTATATGATAACTGTGAAGGATTCAGAAATTTTGTAAATGGTTTTGTAGAAAAAGTAGTGGATGCATTTACAGGATTTGCGTCTGACATAAAAGAAAGAGCTGTAAGCATAGGAACACATATTACAGATGGAATTGAAGTTGCAATAGATTATATTCGTGATTTACCACACAAAATGACAGAGTGGGGCAAAGATATGATTGATGGATTTGTAGCAGGAATAAAATCAAAAGTAAGTAATGTTGAAAATGCTGTTATAGGTATAGGCAATAAAATTAAGAGCTTTCTTCACTTTTCAAGACCAGATGAAGGTCCTTTGCGCGATTATGAGACTTGGATGCCTGATTTTATAGGAAGAATGGCAGAACAGATAGAGCAACAGAAGGGCAAAATAACTAATGCTGTACAGAGTATGGCGGGGGAAATGAAATTTACACCAGCTATAGCAGGTACATCTAGCACAACAAGTAACACCACAAATGTATTTAATGGAAATTATAAGTTTAATGATAAGTCTGATATTGATTATTTCATGAATCAGGCGGCACTTAGACTGAAAGGAGCACGATGATAGTTAATGGTACAGATTTAAGGACTAAATATGGTCTTAATGTTGTATGGCTTAGCCAGACGATAAACCCTCGGACGGTGAATGTATATAATAATTGGCTTGATGGTGCAATAGACCCAGCTAAATATAAGAAGACAAAGTATACAGAATTTGAGATATACATTGAAATGCTTGTTAAATCTGAAAGTAAAGAAGATTGTGAAAAGTTAATGAGTTCTCTGATGGCAGACTTTGAATCAGGAATTGTTCAGCTGGATGACATGGAATTCTTATATAAGTTTGATATGGCCAAGGAGCAGAGAGAATTAAAGAAAAGATGGTTATATCATTATGAATTGACATTAACAGGTCATGCAAAACTTGGAAAGCCAGTTAATGAGAGCTTTACAGGAACAAAATACACAACAACTATTAAAGGCACAGCAGAAACTCCTGCTGTGCTTTCTTTAACATCAGATATTGCGTTAGGAAGTCTTACAGTAGAAGGTTTAACTGAAGATATTATTACAATTTCCAATGTTGGAAGAAACACAAATATTCTGATTGACGGAGAATCATGTGTGATAACTGAAAATGGCGAGGATATATTTGATAAAGTTGATTTATGGAGCTTTCCAAGGGCAAGTCCTGGAGATATTACAATTAAGCTGGGAAGCACATGCAGTGCAAAATTAAGCTATTATCCAAGATATATTTAAGGAGGCAATATGAAACTTAAGTTAGGTGAAATAAAAGAGGAGATAATTGGACTACGGAAGGTCTATGATAAGAAGCTTCCGGTGGCATTAAGCTATTCTATAGCTACCAATGAGAAAATGCTTTTTGAAAAGTATAAAGAAGTTGAGGAACATCGCGAAAAAATATTCAAAGAGGTTTGTCTGAAAGATGATGACGGTGTACCAATTATGCTTGAAGATGAGAAAAAAGGCACTAAGGAATATACATTTGAAACAGATGCTATAAAGAATGAGGCAATTTCTAAGGTAGAAGAACTTTATGAGCTTGATGAAGATTTTGACATTAGAACAGTAACGATGAATGTTATTGAGCTTACAGAAACAGATCCTAAGTATGATATTCTTACAGCACAGGATATGTCAGCATTATTATTCATGATTAAATAAGAGGAGGAGCGGCTATGCTGAAATACATTGATAAAAATGGCAAGAAAAAGCCGCTAATTGAATATTCGAATCTGTGTATTGAAGAGGTGCTTGACTATGGAGATAAGACATTAACATGTAATGTTTCTATGAAATGTTCTGTGGCGCTGGAGGATATAATCAGGACCAGAACCAATGAATATGTAATAAAGCAGAAAAACGGACTGGCTGATGATGGTACATATACAGTAACAGCAAAACTTAACATTGACGAGCTAGAAGGGACTCCTTTTATATCTTTTGATACAACTGAAAAAACAGCACTGGAGGCAGCTCAGTTAGCTCTTGCTGGTACTGGGTGGACATGCGAATGTGATGTAAAAAAGAAGCGTACCATAAGAATGACAAATGCCTCATCATGGGAAATATTAAAAAAGATAGTTGATACTTATATGCTGGAAATGCAAATTGACAGTATAAATAAGGTTATCAGATTAAAGGAAAAAATTGGTTCGTATAAGGGAGCATATTTTACAGACCAGATCAACTTGATATCTTTAGAGAGTCAGGCAAATACAAATGATTTTTATACAAGGATTTATCCAATAGGAAAAGATGGACTGACAATTGAAAGTGTAAATAATGGCAGTACCGTATTGGAAAATCATATATATAGTTCTAAAAATAAGACATATATATGGAAGGATGAAAGATATACGGATCCGCAAAGTCTGAAAGAAGACGCTGCCGAGAAGCTGGCAGATATGGCACAGCCATATATTGCATATAGCTGTTCAATACTTGATTTGTCTCAGAACAGCAAGAAATATAAGAATTACAATATTGGAGATGAAGTTGTATTAATAGACAGCTTTTCTAAGACGAAGATTAAGCAACGAATAAAAAAGATATCAAGATATCCTGATGATCCTAGTAAAGATACATGTGAAATCGCTAACCTTAAGCTCACATTTACTGAGATGCAGCAGAAACTTAACGATGCAGCAGACACAGTAAATAATATTACAACTGACAATGGAACAGTAGATGGCAGCTCTATAGATGATATGGATGCCAATAAACTAACAAATGTTGATGATGTAGTATCTAAAACGGAAAGCTTTAAGAGCATTAAAACAGAAGTATTAACTGTTACAGGTGAGTTACAGAGTGCATCAGGTAAAATAGGAGAACTTGAAACCAATAAACTTGATGCAGAAACGGCAAGGATTACATATGCAACAATAGAAAATTTAAAAAGCCTTTCTGGAGAATTTGAACAGTTCAAGACAAATGATTTTACTGCGATAACAGGAAAGGTTAATGACCTTACTGTTGGAGTAGAAAAAGTAAATACGCTGATGTTTGGCTCTGCCACAGGCGAAAGCATTACTACAGATTTTGCCAATAGTGTTATTAGCATGATAGGTACAGCGCAGATCAAGGACTCTATGATAGATTCTTTAGATGCAAAGAAAATAAAGGCCCTGGACATTGATACCACAGATGTTGCAGTACATAGCAAAGACGGTTTGAGTAGATGGTCTGATAATACGATACAGATAAGTGATTCTAAGCGTGTTCGCGTTCAGATAGGTAAAGATACATCTGGAGACTATAACATGTATGTGTGGGATGTAAAGGGCAACCTGATGTTTGACGCGCTAGGTCTTACAGAACAGGGAGTTCAACGTGAGATTATCCGTAATGACATGGTAAAAGAGGATGCTAACATATCTGCCGGGAAACTGGATATAGAAAGCCTTTTTAATGTTATTAACAATGATGGCACACATACGCTTAAGAGCAACAAGATATATCTGGATGATGCAGCACAGACACTTAATGTTCTTCTGCAGGATATAAAAACCGGTTCTGGAAAGGATTATTCCGAATGGGGGAGCTTATTAAAGCAGTCTGATGATTTTATAACACAGAAGCTTTGGTGGAATGAAAACATAGACGGAACCAGCGTTAAGGAAAAGTTTTCTAATGTAAACCAGACATTGCAGGAATACAGTGTAAGTTTGTCTAATCTGGCAAAGTACGATGATGAGATATATCTTATATCTTATGTGCCAACGAAGGATAATTATCCGGCTTGGGATTGGTGTGTTCCTGTGTATCCGGCTGATACACAGTTTCCACGCGAAGAAACATGGCAGTATAACGATACTGAGTGGGATAAGTATATTGGAAAGATTGCTTACTGGGAAAACGAAGGAAGAGCATGGCGGTTTATTCGTAATGAGGATGGAAGCCATGGTTGGAAAGAGATACCTAATTCGGAAACAGCTTATATGCTAAGACAAAATTCTGCATTAAGAATCAATATTGATAGCATAAGTAGCAGTTTGTCATTAACTCAGCAGGATTTAAAGGGCAATTATAGTACAACAACGCAGATGAATAACGCTATAACACAAGCAATAACTAAGGAAAGTAATAGTATTAAGCTAGAAGTATCTGGCACCTATGCAACTAAAAATGATATTAATAATCTGCAAATTGGTGGAGTCAATAGATTCATAAAGAGCACTGTAACTCCTAATAAGTATATAACAGCCACTGGCATAATAACAGATGGCGGTAACTATTGGGATTTGACGGACTACATAGATGTGTCTAAGTGGAAAAACTATGTAGCGAGTGGATGGACCAATCTGGGTAATGCACCGGCTACTTGTTTTTATGACAGCAATAAAAAGTTTATCAGCGGAGTAGCAGATAAATCTACTGGAGTAAGAGGTTCTCTGCCAGTTCCTTCTAATGCTGTATATATGCGTTTTAGCTTTGCACATGTAGATACAAACAAGCTAAAAATAGAAAAGGGTACAAAAGCTACAGATTATTCTCCAGCACCAGAAGATATTGATGTTGAGTTTAACAATTATGCTACAACAGCAAGCCTTGAAGCATACATTAAGAAAGACCCAACGACAGGGGAACTTAAATCTGCAATTGAAGCTATTGCAGATGATATAACACTTAATGCAAGTGGAACAATTAATATTAGTGGTAATAAGTCTGTTAATATCAATGGTAATCTGTTCACGCTTACATCTACTAATACTACTATTTCAGCAGATGGTTCGATAGACTGTAAGAAGCTAAAAGCTGTTAATGCTGATTTAGAAGGCACATTTAAAAATGTAAATGTAACTGAAGAAGGTATTACAATGACCACTACTCTTATTGGTGGTGAATACCTTATGAAAAGTAGCACTGGCGCCTATCTGAAAATACAAGGACATTTTATAAATCTGTCAAACGAAGACGGAACAAGAAATGCTGTAAGCATTCGCCGTGATGGAATATATGTTGATGATTATTATTATATCAGAAGCGGTGATGCATATTATAACTTAATGGATTGGATACGACATAGTGAGACAGCTGGTACGGTAGATATAAGTGGAAATAACTGTTATATAGAGGGTTATTACTATATAAGGCACCATGGTGAATGGTGGAAATTAGAAGACTATGTCAAAGACATAGCAAATAATTAATATAAATCCGCACAGCGGTAGAAAGGAAAACAATATGTTAAATACAACAAAGAATACATCAATGAATGGAAATAGTTCTATAGAGGAAAAGGCTGTAGTTACATTTTCAGCCAGCATACCTTCCGCAGGTGAGATAACTATTAATAAGAGAATTGCAGACAGAAGAGCATATATTGAGAATCAAGAAGAATGCGATACAGATTTTGCTAATTTTGAAGCAGAGGTGATGGCAGCACTTAAGGAGATGTAATTATGAGCTTAACAGGATTTATTTCTTACAAAAGAGTAGGTTGGACGGGGCAAACACCGTGGAACCCAACCAACCTTAACATAATGGATAAGGGAATTAAAGATAACAATGACATGATTGCTAATCTCAGAAGCGAGGTAAGTGCACTAAACAGTAATATTGACGTTAAAAACTGCTTTTGTAAAAATATTGCGAGTGATGGTACTTTTGAGGGATATGGATATAACTACTGTTATTATAACAAATCTACTAAAACAGGGATTTTATACTTTGCTTCCAGAATTGAAACACCAGATTCTACATTAAATAATTTTTCTGGATATTATGATGTCGAATCAGTTTTAGAAAAAATGAGCATTGATTTTAATACAATACTAGAAAGTAATTATATTCCATATGATTCTGCAGGTGTAGTTCGACAAAAGCTGGTTGGATATGGAACGACATTATTATATAGTTCCGCAAACAAACATTATGCTTTTGCAAGATACTACACAAAAGATGGGAAGAAAGGAGCGTGGGCAACTACTGAATTTAAGAAAGACGATTATATTACAGGCTCACTTATATTTAGTTAAGTTTCGAATGCTGCCTTAGTAATTGTACCGTCGTATTTAATATTATTACTGTTTTGTGAACATATAACAATGGAAAAAATGAAATTGCACCAGTAACAGAAAGGATATTGACTTATGGAAAAATTAAAAGTAATTGTAACAGCGGTGTGGAGCATTATATTAAGTGCCCTGGGAATTTTGGCTATTCCAGTATTATTATTGGTAACATGTAATCTAATAGATTATTTCACAGGTATTGCGGCTTCTAAATTTAGAAAGCAGCAGATAGATAGTTATAAAGGAATAAGAGGGATTGCAAAGAAAATATGTATGTGGCTTTTGGTGGGAGTTGGTGTGATAGTAGACCAGCTCCTTTCTTATTCTGCAGGTGTTATTGGAATAACATTGCCATTTACATTTTTAGTGGCTTGTGTTGTGGCAATATGGCTGATCTGTAACGAAATTATAAGTATATTGGAAAACATCAATGATATCGGTGTAGCACTTCCACCATTCTTGCAGCCTATTGTTAAGAATTTAAAGAGTCAGGTAGAACAGAAAACAACAATTGATAATCAGGAGGATAAATAA